AAGGCCATTCTTAATGAACTAGTAGGAAACGTTCCTGAAATATTTGATCCAGCAAATGCATTTGATCGTATTAATCAATATCCGCACGCAATATCAACATCAGCAAGTTCAGCAGGTCCATCTATAGCAGGTAGAGTTTTAACCATCCCACTACACTTTTGGTTTTGTGAATCTATTGGGGCAGCTTTACCTTTAGTAGCACTCCAACACTCTGAAGTTGAATTTGTTGTTGATCTAAAAAATTCTTATCAATTGTTTACTGTTCGTGATGTTAGACAAACACTTGGTTCATCTCCAAACCCTAATTTTGGAGTAAGAGGCGCCTGTCCAGTTATAACAGATACATTTAGTCTTTCTCACTTCTTATCACCTCCTGTTTTTCCACAACAAATCACATCTCTAAATCAAAATTTACTAACATGGAAGATGAACCCGTTTATGGAATGTAATTACATTTTCGTTTCCGATGCAGAGATGGCACATATCGCATCAACTGATCATTCGTTTATCATAACACAAATAGACATACGTGAAGCATACGGACAACACGGACCCTCTAATGATCTAGATTTAATAATGAGAAATTTGTGTACTCGTATCGTATGGGTTGGTCAGAGAAGCGATCGCGCTATTAAAAATGACTACGACAATTATACAAATTGGGACAATCCTTACCTTCCACCACTATCAAGTAATTCGCTATTTATGTCGCCATCATATTCATCTGGAAATCAACAAGACTCAGGAATATCTAGTAGAGATATTCTGATAGAGTCTTCAGTAGTGATTGACGGTAAGGATCGCTTTGGGATCAAACAGTCTGAATTTTTTAGAAACATTCAAAACTATCGCCATCACACTGGACGTACCATATCTGACATTCCAGGGATTTACTCCTACTCATTTGCATTAGAGCATGATAAGGGTCAACCGAGTGGACATATAAATGGGTCACAGTTTAACAAAACTATTTTACGTAATACATATGTTGAACCCCCTTTAGCAGGTACACTCGGAGTCATATCTCCTCCGAATGAGGTGTGTGTTCTTAAGTCTACCGCAGGAAGCGCTAACCCTGTAATTATTCCAGCAGACAGAGTTGCTAACTATACTCCTGATCAAATAGTTCATATTGTTAGAAAGACTGATGCAAATACGCTTGCTTACACGTATAACCTTAGAGCTTTTGTAGAGTCTTATAACTTTCTACGAGTTATGGGAGGCATCGCAAATGTCGTGTTTTCTTCATAATAAGAATGACTACAGGAATTTCAATAGTACGAGCCGTATACGGCACAAGCACTGCTTCAACAGATGTTACCAAAGTTGTTAGTTCATTGGTAACAGATGGATCACTACATTTTACAGTAAGTCCAACCACATTAAATGTTAGTGACCCTGCGCCTGGTCAAATAAAAAAACTAACTGTAACCTACACCATAAACGGTGGAAGTGACAATCAAATAGTAAAAAACGACAGTGAATTAATTGCAATAGATGCTCCTCCTATGCGACTCGCATCTGGTTTACAAATTACCAAGGCAGAATACGGATATACTGGTAACTTCACTGATGTAACAGATGCCATACAAAATCAAGTGAATAATGGTTATATTAATATTAAAATTGGCCCATCCACTGTTGGTATTCCTGATCCAAACCCAAATAAACAAAAAGAATTACGTGTTGAATACACTATCAATGGTAAGAAATCATCGGACACTATAAAAGATGGTTCAACTTTTAAATTAAGTGCACCACCTAATGAATCCGTATCTAATACAACCCCATCGCAGACAGTTGCATCAATCATTGGAATGTTATTTAAGGCAGTTGCTTACTTCTTTGGAATGTTTCTATATACTCTGTCTATTTTTACTGCCATCGAATATGGTAATCAGTTTGTATCTCCTATGCTATGGGGTGCTCTTGCTTTTTTCATTCCATTCTATTCATTCTGGGGATTGCCTATAATAACTTTTTGGATTCGTTTGTTTAGCTCTAATGACTTTATTCACTAGTTTACACACTTATTACCTATATTAGGTAATGGAGATCCCTCAGCATGTAATTGACAAGTGGCAGTCTATTTGGAGAGATGTTTGTGGTATGGCATATTTTTCACTTGGAACTGTTAGTAAAATTATTATTTCGAAAGAAGACTCAGAAATTTTGAAGTATAGTAATGCATCTAATTTTGAAGAGTTAACTCTTGAGTATACATGGAAAAAGGTAAGTAACACTAGAGACGAAAATCGTGATTTTATTGAGCCAAGTGTAGTTCCCGAATTTGAAGAAATTTATGTTCCTCGTGCTCTCTTTGAAACCTCTGGAGTATATCAATGGTTTAAGTTTTCATTTCCAAATTGTAAAATTCTTTTTTGGGAAGATGACATGTAAAAATTGCCTTTCGGCTTTATTTTGTATTTACTTAGTCATTGTCTTAAACTTGCCAACGCCAATGAAACCCGCGAACACGTCACCGCTATCGCGCGCCTCATAAACACGCCCAGTCTTCTCACCGACAACGTAACTCTTACCATCGAAGGTAGTATCCTCGAAGTCCTCGTCATCGTCAGCCTCGGGACCCTTCACGAAGCGTCCGTTATCAGCATCCCAGAACGTTCCAGGGGGATCAATCGTAGCAGTTGTGATCTCCTGCAGCTCCTTGAGAGTCACATCAATAACGGTAGAGTCGCTCTTCAGAGTAGTCGTCTCAGGCTCCGTCTCAGACTCGTCTGAATCCTCGGCATCCTCAGGCTCCTGAGGAGCCTTCAGCTTAGCGAATGCACGCATGTGATCTGCGAGACCTTCCTTGCGAAAGTCATCGTCTGTCAGATCCTCGACATACTGCTGAAACTCCTTCTTGAGCTTGTCAGTCGTCTCAACCTTCACAGCCTCAAGGGCTGTCTTAAGCTGAGATGCCATCACCGGAGAGAAGCGCTTGATACGCTTTTCCTTGGCTTCAGGCTTCTTAACCTCTACCTTCTCGACCTTCTTAGGCTCAGGGTTCTTCTCGAGGAGCTTAGCGAGCTTCTTCTGCTCCTTGTCGATCTTCTCGCGCTGCTTATCGGCGTCCTTAGACTTGCCGTCAGCCAGCTTCTTCTGCCACAGATCAATGTTCTTGCGACACGCCGCAATCTTGTCAGCCGGCTCTGATTCCGTAGACTCAGACGCATCATCCTTCACAGGCTCCTTAGCCACAGGCTTCTTGGCCGGCTTAGCAGTGGAATCTACCACCTTGAGGATCTCTCCGACGTGATCGACATCAGTCTCCCACCGCGTGAACTCAAACGCCTCATCGGCGTCGAATCCATAGTTGGCTGCAAGGCACTCAACGAGTGCGTACAGCTTGGTCTCCATTTGCTTGCTTGAAATCATTGTGGACATATTGAATACTTGTAATCGCGGTAAGTATAGCAGATACTGACATTCATGAATCCGTTTTCAATGAATCAGAATGAATTAAAAAACTTCAGTCCCCATTACAGGTCCAGAGCATTTACTGGTGTCGCCGAGTGAAGTCTTTCTTTATTTGTTTTTTAGATTTTTGTTTAATTTATGGTTTTGTTATACGTTGCGGATCTCCATCCACGTCTCGTTGTCATCAAAGTCCACGTCATTCGCAATGAGGCTACGGACAAGAAGCGCACGGTTAATGCGGCTCATGCCAGTCACGTCATATGCGTTAGACGCATGCGCATCCAGCCCACGCTCGTAGAAGGAATCCCACAGCTCTGCCTCCGTATTACACGGAAGAGACTTGTGGTAGACCTCCAGCTTGCTCAGGTCACGGTGATCATACTTGCAGCCACCGTCTTCGGGCGACCTGCAGTTACGCGAATCAGTGACTTGGCAACGGCAGCCCCGAGAGCGTCCGCGCGACGCCACCCAGTTGTCGTAGTGCGCACACCGCTCGTGGCGGAATGGGCAGTTCTGCCAAATGCACGCATTACCGTGCTTGCACCACCGAGGCGTACGCGGGTGAATGGGAGCCGGAATGGTCTCCCTTTCGCCCACAATCTCCCAGTCTTGGGACGAGCAAACGCTGCCCTCCCGCTCGATTGTTGAAGCAATCGAGAAATTGTCGTTATCGTAATCGCCCCATGCCACCCCATCGGGGATAGCAGAAGCGCGAAACAGGTCCATCATCTCTTGAGAGATAGACATGTTGTAAGATTTTGGACTTTAAAGATAAATATTTGTGATATTCGTGTTAAAGTCATGTACTATCAACTAAAATGAACTTAACAAATCCGTTTTTCATGAGTTAGTCTGTCTTTTTTTGAGTAATTACAGGTTTCTTCTCTTTTTTTCCAAGTCCAAATGCTTTCTTAAAGTCATCCATATTCTGTGTTCCCATTGAAAGATTACAGCCAGCACATATGGGACGAAGATTTGTAATATCTAGTGTTCCACCATTTGCCTCTGCGAGAACATGTCCACAATGAAACTCTGTATTTTTAATCGGAGTCTTCTCGCAACAAACGCACATAAATGTGGCAATATCGTGACCAATATGGTTATTCCACACTAACTCTTTGATTTTTTTTGGAATGGACTTTTTCTTATATGTCTTATCGGAAATAGAATCAACCTTTTTACTATCATCATCCGACTCTTCAACTTTAGCTGAAGCATTATGTTTCTTAATCTTTGCCTCATCTTTTTCAATAGACTTCAATGTTTCTTCGAATGTCTTCTTCTTGGGAGAAATCTCAGCCATTTTATCGTCAAAAGCCTTCTGTACCTTCATCTCCTCTTTTTGAATATTCTTTAGTTGTTCTTCAAAGGCCCTCTTTTTGCTAAGAATCTCGCTCATCTTTTCATCATAGTTCTTCTTAGCCTTAACCTCGTCTTTATCAATAGATTTCATTAGGTCTTCAAAAGTCTTCTTTTTATCATTAAGTTGCTGTATCTTATTCACTGACATCTTGAAAATACTGATTATTAATTAGATAATACATACTTAACTATTCCATTTTTCATAATGCGTTACCTGTATTTTTTAACAAACATTATACTTAACAAATGACAGATTCAGAGTTCGCCAAGACGCATTTATCGGATCACTTGCGCTCGCTAATAGTACCCCCTATTGCAGAAGGATTTTGGAGTATCCACAAGTCATCAAAAGAACTATGTGAAAGAAATAATCAAAATGATCAAATACTTCGCACATTTCAAAATATGCTAACAAAGATTCCAGAATGGTCAGACTCAACTGTTGCTACTGAAGTAGAACGCATCGAAAAAGTTAGTAAATGCACATATCTAGATGACCTAGTTATGGGTGTATTCATATCATATATGAAGTCATTTGCTTCGCTTCACTATCGTGATTCTAATAAAGATGTTGAAATTGATTTTGATAGACCATCTATTGCATTATTTATCCACACATTATACATTCATTCTGCTCGTAAGCTATGGCAGACGGCATATCTTCTAAATACAGATATCCCTGCAGAGGCTCATGCTCGTAATCGCCAAGAGATTGAGAAGACCATCGGATCTTGTCTAGATCAGGTTATTCGCGAGTTTCTTCCATGGAAAGCAATTACTAAAAAGTATTTTGCAAACGAGTCGACTCCATCTGTTACAACTTCGCTTGAAGAATCCGATGAAGATGATTCAAAGAACGTAACATTTGAAAACGATGATTCTGATGAAGAACACCCTAAGATTAAAATTTCAGACGAAGATGCATTTCTTGATCTGCCAGAAGAAAAGGCAGAAATTGACCCGATGACAGAACTCGAAAATAAAGTTGAGGACACTCTCGTTCTAAATCTGTAGAGAATTACGGAAATAGACAACAAATGATAATTATAGTAGCATCTATTGCAGTGGCTCTAGTAGCTTTTATTCTATATGCTCTTGATAGAAAGTCTAAAGGTGAACCAATTGCATGGGATACGGCCGGAAAGCTTTCTCTCTTCGGGGGTCTCATAACTTCTGGTGTAGTATTCGCAAGCACAAGTGAAGGTGTAGTAGAAACAGTAAAGACCGTTTCTGAAACTATTCCAAATGTTCAAGATATGTTTGTAGGAAATCCTACTTTCTAGGCATCAATTAACAAAACTGTACTGCCATCAGTAACACTTTCAACACCATAAACGCTTTTTAAACTAATAATTTCCTTTCGTGGAACTGCATTATCCTTACAGAATCGAGCTATCGCCTTGTAAAGATGAAATCCATGATAACGATCATGCCTTGTATTCTTCTTACCAAAAAGAACAGATGTATTATCTTCTAATGTAAGCCATTTTGTAAAAAGTTTATAAAGTAGATTCTCAGGTTGGGGCTCTGGAAAGATATCCCAATATAGTGATGTTGCTAGTCTGACTAGATCGAATGACGGGTTCGGTTTCATTTCAGGTTGTTTTGCATTATAGTAGTCACCGTAGTTATATTGACCACCAGCTTCTTCCTCTGCGTAAAAGTGATCGCTCATAAAAAGTTTAGGTTCCTTCATTCCTGTAATGCGAATAGATGCAATTCCGCGCTCAAAATCAATAATCTTAATCGTATAACCGAATGTAGGAACGCGGTAAATCACTCCACCACAATTGTAATAGTAAAACTTTGCGTCGGTTGGAGTATACATAACATTATTTGCATGAAGATCATTGTGTACAAGACTAATTGTTCTCTGAGCATACGCTAAAGCAAACATTACCTGAGATACCCACGCAAGATGCTTCTCTGTTTCTGGATGCATCATCATTAATTCATATAAAGTTCCATGACATTTCTCCATGACTGTAACATGTACAGGAACTGACTTAAATGTTGCCCATGCAAACGACTCACCTGATTCGTCTTCATCTTCATCTTCTTCATCACTACAATCGCATGACTTTATGGCAAAAATATATGATGTTGATACCGAAGATGAATCGGATTCGTCATCTACCATATCTTCTTCATCTCGAAATACTCTATTAATATCTGCCATCTCAACTTCATCGACGTGTGGAGTCTCCAGATCCTGAACATCTCCAAGTTCTACTCTTTCACCTAATTGAATAGCGAGCCTCGCGGTACGAGTGTGTTTGAACTCACTTGAATCTTGTAATTCGTCAGATAACTTAATGTCAAAAAGTTTACCTATATTTTGAGAAAACCAAGGTCTATCACATAGCTCACCATAATCGTCTGATATATCAATAGTGTGGTTCAGAGTTGTTCCTGTAAATATACCATATACTCTAGGAAAGTGAACACAGCCTGTTTGAGACAAGACACCTGAGATTATAGACCCGACGTACGCTGCATTATTGCTGTTTTGTATTTTATGCATAGCTTGTGTAGCTTGTTCAATCGATGTTGGCAAACTGAGTGTTGTACCATATTCTCCTCTCATCCATTTATATGGAGACAGTAACATCGTAGTCTTACGGTGTACATCTACAACTCCTCCAGAAACTGTTTTTATTTTTGATTCATCTGTTACAATAGAGACCTCTTCGTTAAATCGAATACCATATTCATTAACACATTCCAACTCCGATGACTTAAAAAGTTTTTCAATGGGAGGAAAATATGGTTGAATATTTGTAATGTTCCAGTGCGTCAAGGCAGAAGATATAAGAAGAGAAAGATCGTACTTGTGAATAGAGAGTGCGATCTGCGAACTTCTTAACTCACTGTTTGGATTCTGTTTAATTCGCTTTACCATATTATAGAGTTGTGTTAAAGCATAATCAAAAACTTCACGCGATACTATTAATATGAACTTTAGTATCAAGAAGTTTAACATGGATATGATTCGTGATAGGTGCGCATTAGATTCAAAAAAAGCTCCGATGATTGTATTAATTGGTAAGCGTGATACTGGTAAGTCATTTTTAGTAAGAGATGTACTTGCTAATACTAGAGACTGCTTTCCGATAGGAACTGTTATTTCTGGCTCAGAAGTAGCAAGCCCCTTTTTCCAAGATTTAGTACCAGCTAAACTAATTCACGACAAGTACAATCCATCCATTGTTATGGGATCAATCAAACGGCAAATGGCAGTTAAACAAGCAAGAAATCGAGAAAATAGAGGTGGTGGTAACTCAAATGTGGATCCTAGAGCCTTCTTAATTCTCGACGACTGTCTGTATGACAAGACATGGATGAACGAAGAGTCTACTAGATATGTTTTTATGAATGGTCGTCATATCGATCTTGCTACAATGATTACTATGCAATATCCTCTAGGTGTACCACCTAATTTAAGAACGAATATCGACTTCGTCTTTATCTTGCGCGAGAACGTGATCGGTAATCGCAAACGTATCTATGATAATTATGCCGGTATGTTTCCTACATTTCAAATGTTTTGTCAATTCATGGACCAATGTACAGAGAATTTCGAATGTCTAGTTGTTTGCAATGGTATTCAATCAAACAAGTTAGAAGATCAAGTATTCTGGTACAAAGCTTCCGAGCATCCTCCGTTTAAGATGTGCGATGATTCTTTGTGGACAGATAACAGACCATTTGCAAGCTCAATGTTAGCAGCAGACGAATATTCTCCTGATAAAATGAAGCGAAAAGCATCAGATCCTTGGGTTAAAGTTAAGAAAGAAGATAACAAAAAGAATTAATTTTAATGCTTACGAGTTTTACGAGACTTCTTACCTTTCTTAAGTGTTTTACGCTTGCGACCACCCATTCTAGCTAATTGAGCTGTAAGTGCATCAATATCTGAATCATTCTGCGCAACAGACACCTTTGAAAACATATCTGCTAGCTGATCAACTTCAACTTGGCTTTTAGCAGCAGCTTTTTTAGCAGCGATTCTTGCTAATGCAGCATTCTTTTTAGCCTGCAAGCTAGCTGCATATTCTGCACCTTTATCAGTTAACTTTCTAGTGCGTCCAAGATCCATTTATAAAGATAGCAGAAATTACGCGTCGCGAATGGCTCCCTCTGACGGATGGAGTGCTGTGTTAAACTGCTGAGTTAGATCAGCAATATCCATAATCCCAGCATCCTTCTTTGAATCAGCAAGAGCCTTCGCCTTGCGTTCTTCATTTTCCTTCTTCTGAGCATCAATCTCCAACTGCTTCTCTTCCTCAAAGAAGATGTCACGATTGACCGAGTTTTCCTTATATCTCCGCATAAGCTCGTTAAGTTCGCTTTCTGCATACTCAACTTCGGGCATCATGTGCTCTGAGGGATCCCAAGGTAGCCAACATCCAACCTTGCCAATATAGAGATTATCACGAGGATACCTACGCTGAAGAACCTTTGCGTATTGCTGACACTCTTCAAGATTAGCAAAAACACGTCGAACCTTTACGCCACGAACATTCGTACGAAACTTAACTTTCTCAGAGAACTGTGTCTCTAGATCCTTCTCGTTCTTTAGAAGAAAAACCTGATACTGCTCATGAATATCGGTCTTCTTAATCTCGGCATTGTGAACTTTAGCAAACTCCTGTAGATCGCCCATCAGGTCGTCAATCTTCAAAGAATACTTCTTTGATAGAAATACCATTAGATGTTCCATACCCTTTATCTTCCAATCATAGTCAAGCCATTGCACGAACTGTTCATTCATGAACTCATTCTTCTGCTTAATCGTAGTTTCAGGAGAAAGAAAAGAGATAATTGAATAACGCTGAGTAGGAATCTCAGCATCCTCTTCAAGGTAATCGATAACGGAACCATCATCTTCAGTTACAGGGAGTACTTCGCGGGACATTTGTTTATTAGTGGGGGCGTCTGTTAAAGTCGCTTCTTTAACGAGGTGATACTTTTGTACTAGGCTTACACTGACCTATACCTTTGGTCTGTTGCATCATAATTGGAGCAGGGCAATTTTTACAAGGGCATTTTTCATGCTCAAAACCAAGTATATGTCCAATTTCATGAGAAATCATATACTGACGATAATCTTCTAAAGATAAATTTGAAGCATCTGCTCCATTAAACCATCTGTTGGCATTTAAATAGACAAACCGGCCACCTAGTTCAGCACACGATAAATTATTTGGTATTCCACAAATCTTCTTAATTGTATTTGGCGATGACAAACGTATACTTATAGACTCGTTCTGTTCAACTGATTCAAAAAAGTAGCCGTGTTTTGACCAGCCATCTGGATCATTTAAGTATGCACCAACATAGTATCCAATCTGTACAGGAATAGTTATGCTATAGTCTCTAAGAACATCTGAATCAATCGTAAACTTATACTTAATAAGTCTCATTGAATAATTATCTAAAGTCATGTATAAAATGCCTGAAGCCAAACAAGCACCTTCATCTGGTGTTGACGTAGGAGATTTAGTAAGTCGTGCCGTAAAGTATGCACTAGAAGGTCTAGTGGTCGCAATTGCTGCATTCTGGTTACCAAAGTTTATGGGTGGAAAGTCTCTTCCTCTTTCGCAGATTGGAATGATTGGGTTAGTCGCATTAGCCACATTTGCAATTCTTGATGTATATGCCCCTTCAGTTGGCGCGTCTGCTCGCACGGGTGCTGGATTTGGTATTGGTGCGCACCTTGTCGGATTCCCTTAAATTGAAAAAGGTTTCCTTTCTCTTTTATTTAGAGTCGCTCCATTAATGAATTCATAATTAGTCTAATAACATTACGTTGAATATCGCCATATGTAAACACAGCTCCGCGAGCCCCACGGTCTTCTGGATCTGCATATTCATCAATTACAATTTCAATTCGTGCAGATCGGACTGCATTTGGATGACAAATCTTTATCGTCCAAATATTATCGCCTAGATATCGGACTTTATAAGTAAGTCCAGCATCTGGAAGAACATTTTGTCCAATTTCACAAAGAATTGCTGCCATATCTACACTACCATTACTTGGAATATTTTGTATCGTCATTGTTACCATTTTATCCTAAATATCAATATAACATCGAATGAATAATCCGTTTTTAATGAAAGCAGTTTTAAATAGTAATGGAAACATATAAGAAAAAACCAATACCCAAAGCTATACGCGAACAATTGTGGATTCAAAAAGTTGGTCGCAAATTTGAGACGAAATGTAAGACTACATGGTGTCGTAATAAAATTAATGTATTTGACTTCCAAGCAGGACATGACATACCTGAATGTAAAGGTGGATCTGTAGAAATTTCAAACTTACAGCCAATCTGTTCAAGATGTAATTTATCCATGGGGAGCCAACACACTTTCAAAGAATGGTGTAAGAAAGGTAAACAAGATTCAAAATGGATTCAATTTCTAAAAGGTGTCACAGCATTATGGATATCTTCAGATACAAAGGAAAATGGTACAAAGTCACGCCAAAGGCTTACGAACCAGAGCGTCAAACAGCCGAAGTAGCGTGGGCACAAATTCGCGAACCAACGATAACAGCACACGAAGTATATCGTATGTTTTATGAGAAACAGCGATTAGATGCAAAGATTTTATATCCTTCGTTTCGTAAAGATGATAACTGAGAT